GAAGGGGGCCCGAAACGAGCCGTTGGATTTGGAGGTCTACATCTTGGGGATGTTGGAGCTGGTGAAACGCAACTACGCAGCAGGAACCATGTGGGCCCAGCTCGCCCGCACTCTGGGCACCCAGGCGCCGGGGGCAGGAGGGGGAGGGGCTAATAGGTTTGGCACTGGCGGGCGGTTTGGGTGAGTATGATGCAAGCCATGGCAGGTATCACGCTCGCAACCGCCACGGCGCGGCTAGAGGATTATCTCGATGCGGAGCTGAAGATTCTGGCCGGCCAGGAAAAAACGATTGGCGGCCGGACTTTAAAGCGTGCAGACCTTGCAGAAGTGCAGGCGGGAATTCAGATATGGGATCGCAGGGTGCAGGAGCTGAGCAGCCGGGCCAATGGCCGTGGCCGGGGATTCACCCTTAGGCCCAACTTCTGATGGCAAAGCGCCGCAACAGCAAGAACCGCCCGGTAGCTCAGACTCTGCCCGCAGACCTTGACCGCTTAGGCCATGGCGGGATGATGGCGTTTGGCGGCATGACCGGTACTAGCAGGATGGCCCGGTCGCCGCGGTTTGCCAACTGGCGTCCACAGCTACTGGATGCAGACGGTGAGGCCGAGTATGAACTGGCCGACCTGCGGGCATTTTCCAGGGACCTGGAGCGAACCGCACCGGTAGCGACTGGGGCGATCGAGACTAGGGTTTCGCACATTGTTGGAACCGGCCTCAGCCTGCAAAGCCGAATCGATGCCAAGGAGCTGGGCCTTTCGGATGAACAGGCCAGCGAATGGCAGAGCATGACCGAGCGGCGGTTTGGAATGTGGGCAAAATCACAGTATGCCGATCGCCATGGCGAGCTGTGTTTCTATGAGCAGCAGCAGCTGGCGTTGCGTTCGCACGATTCCAGCGGTGATGTATTTGTACTGCTTGGCGATAAGGGCCGCGAGGATTGGCCGTTTCGGCTGACGATGCAGCTTGTTGAGGCTGACCGGGTCAGCAACCCAGAGGGACGGATGAACTCTGCCACGCTGATTGATGGCGTAGAGCGTGACGGCGACGGCGAGCCAGTGGCGATTCAGGTTTCTCGCTACCACCCAGGCCGGCTAATCCCTCGAACCGCCAACATATGGGAACGCATCCCGTACCGGGGCAGTTCTGGCCGCCGCAACGTTTTGCACCTGAAGGAAATGAAGCGCCCTGGCCAAACCCGTGGGCTGCCGATCCTGGCCCCGATTATTGCCACAATCAAACAGCTAACCCGGTACACCGACGCCGAAGTGGACGCGGCGGTGAACAGCGCAGCGCTGGCGCTGTTTTTGCAGATGGACCCAGAGGCCTTCCAAGAAACCTCCATTTTCAGCGATGACGAGCGGACCAAGATTTTGGCCGCCGCTGGTGGCTGGGACGGCACGATCGAAAGCGGTCGAGCAGTAAACCTGATGCCAGGCGAAAGCATTGTCAGCCCTACCCCTGGCCGCCCAAACCCGAACTTCGACCCATTTTTTGGGGCGATGCTGAACATCTGCAGCATGGGCCTAGGGATCCCTAAGGAGGTGCTGGCCAAAGCCTTCAACGCTTCCTATTCCGCCAGCCGTGCTGCATTGATGGATGCCTGGCGCACCTGGCAAATCAAGCGCGTCTGGCTGGCACAGAGGCTATGCCAGCCCGTTTATGAGGAGTGGTTGGCCGATGCCGTGGCACTGGGGATCATCCAGGCGCCAGGGTTTTTTGCTGACCCTTTTATTCGGTATGCCTGGAGCCAGACGAGTTGGTGTGGCGATGGCCCTGGGGCCCTCGATCCATTGAAGGAGGCCATGGCGGCAGCCAAGCGCATGGAGGAGGGCATTACCACCCGAGCCGAAGAGGTTGTTGCCTACGACGGCGGCGACTGGGAAACCAAGCACCGGCAGAGCGCCAGGGAGATGGCGGCCAGGGTGCGTGATGGTCTGCAGATGCCAGCCGTTGCGGTTGCGGTGCCACCACCTGACCCAAACAGCACTACCGATTAGATTGGGCCCATGACAGTTCTTGATGTCCTAAATGCACCGTGGGCGATCCTGCCCAACCGCCTGGAGGAAATTCAGGGGATCTACGCAGCCCGCAGCCGCGGGGAGGAACTGGACATTGCGGCAGTAGAGGCCAGGATCGGCCGGCCACTTGGGACTGAGCAGCAGCAGGGCTATGAGGTGCGGAACGGCGCAGCATTGATCCCGCTGCATGGCGTGTTGGCCCAGCGGATGAACCTGATGACCAACATGTCAGGCGGCACCAGCACCGAGCTGTTCGCTCGTGATGTTCAGACCGCAGCGGCAGACCCCACCGTCAAGGCCATCATCTTGCTGGCAGACACCCCAGGCGGCACCGTGGCTGGCACCCAGACCGCTGCCGCAGCGGTGCGGGCGGTGCGTGGTGTGAAGCCGATCGCCACCATGGTTCAGGACTTGATGGCCAGCGCCGGGGTTTGGATTGGTTCCGCTACGGGTCTGGTGGTACTGGCTTCTGAGACTGCTCAGGTTGGCTCGATTGGTGTTGTAGCGACCCATGTGGACGTGAGCCAGCGAGAGCAGGCGATGGGGATCAAGACTAGCGAGATCGTGGCTGGCCGGTTCAAGCGGGCGGCATCGCAGTATGGCCCGCTGACCGAAACCGGCCAAAAAGTAATCCAGGATCAAGTAGACTATTTGTACTCGCTGTTTGTCACTGATGTTGCCGCCAACCGTGGGGTATCGGTTGAGCGTGTTCTCGATGACATGGCTGATGGGCGAATGTTCATCGGTCAACAGGCGATTGATGCGGGCCTTGCGGACCAAATCAGTAGCCTGGACATGCTGATAGCTCAACTCACTGCAACCCCTAGCGCCTCCACTGGTGGGCGCTCTGCCCCATCCACCCAGCCCTCCGCCCGTCTTGCTATGGATGAAAATCAACTCACGCCCCAGACCACTGCGGAATGGCTGGCGGCCAACCCCGAGGTCGTCGCATCACTGCGAGCCGAAGGCGCCGCCGCCGAACGCCAGCGGATCGCCGATGTTCGCGCCCGGTCAATGCCAGGCCATGAAGCTCTGATTGAGCGCTTGGCCGCTGATGGTAGAACCACTGGCGTTGAAGCTGGTGATGCTGTTCTGGCTGCCGAAAAGGCCGGCCTCGCCGCTGTTGCGCAGGCTCGGCAGTCTGACGGGGCCCCCAATGTTCCCTACGCCCCTGCCCCTGACGGCAACCATGAGGCTAAACCTGGCAAGGCCTTTGCGTTCTCTGGGGTTCTAGGCCCTGGAGCCGATGAAAATGCTATCCACGCCAGCGCATTGGCCTATCAAGTCGAGCATCCTGGCGCTAGCTATCAGGATGCAATTCGCGCCATCACCACCCAAGGAGGCAACTGATCATGGCCGTTGGTAATTACGCTGAAATCAGCCTGCCCATCAGGGCAACGGCTACCATCACCCAAAACCGAGCCATCAACTTTGCTGGCGCAATTCCAGCTGCTGGCGGTCATGGCGCTGTGGCGGTGTTTGGCGGCGTGAGTGGCGATCTCATCACTGCTGTTGTGACGGGAACTGCGCAGGTTGAAGCCGGCGCAGCATTCGCCGCAGACATTGCGCTGCAGTTTGACTCTGTTGGCCGCCTGGTGACCCGAACCACTGGCGCTACCGTTGCCCGATCTATCACCGCTGCCGCTGCCGCTGGTGACATTGCTGAAGCTCTCCTTATCCCCAACTGATCATGCCCGCACAAAACCTCAGCCAGGCCCGTGCTGGCATCAGCCCCGTCAACACTACGATTGCTCAGGGCTGGGAAAATTCTGAATTTATTGGTGGTTATTTTTTCCCCCGCGTACCAACTGGTGCTCGGGCTGGCAAGATTATCACTTTTGATAAGTCTTCCTTTATGCAATACACAAACATGGCGAGAAGTCCTGGCGCTAGGACTCCTCGCGTAGAGTTTGGTTATGCTGGAAGTGATTACGCTTTACAAGATTTTTCTATCGAGGGCAAGTTGCCGAAGGAAATTCAAGAAGAGCAGCTTGACCCCGCCAAGGGTTTCACCATTGACGGTGCGACCATGGCCATTAATGGCGCCATGGATATTATTGGTTTGCGGCTTGAAATTCAACAAGCTGCCCTAGCCACTAACTTGGCAAATTATGATCCTTCTAATAGAATCACCCTTTCCGGCGCTAACCAATTCTCAGACTTTAGCGGCACTAGTAATCCGGTAAAGATTGTAAAAGATGCTAAAGAGGTAATTCGCCAACAGACTGGGAAACGCCCTACTGCTTTGGGGATGGGTGCTCAAGTCTTTGAAGTATTGACTCAGCACCCTGTGATTGTTGATCGAATCAAGTACACGGGTCGAGATACCGCCACTCCCGAGCTTTTGGCTTCACTGTTTGGCATCCCCAATGTTTATGTTGGCGATGCTATTCAGGCAAGTGATGCTGGCGTGTTTTCTGATGTATGGGGCAAGGATATGGTACTTGCTTACACTCCAATTGCATCGCTGGCTCAAAGGGGACTGCCTAGCTATGGGTACACCTACAACCTTAACGGATACCCAATGAGTGAGCCAGCGTATTACGAAAACAACCAGAAGAGCTGGTGTTTCCCGGTGTCCAGCTGCGAAGCTCCCGCCATTGCCTCCAAGGCGGCTGGCTACCTAATCAAAAACGCAGTCGCCTGATCATGCCCGCCTACACCGTTCTCAATGGCCCTGTTTACCACGACGGGGCCCGCTATGAAGATGGCGCCGAGATCCCCCGGCTAACCACCGAAGAAGCTGCCGCTCTGATGGCCTTGGGGGTTGTTGGTGCCACGCCCGAAGGTGGCAAGAAGACCAAGCCTGCGGAGCCTGGCGACTGATGGATGACCTGGATGACTTCCTAGACTCGGACCTGGATGTTGTCCCCGTGATAGCCGGCGCCATTGCTGGTGACGGCTATCTTGATCTGAACAGTGAAATGATTTTTGATGGCAACCTGACTATAATTGATTATTTATTAATTGCACAAACTAGCAAGTTTGGAGGGTTGGGATATGGTGCAGCAATTAGCGTAGATGGCGAAACGTATAAAGTGGAAATGTCACCGCAACGGTTTGACGATGGCAAGTTTTGCAGAATTCCGCTTGTCCGGGTTGACGCCCCAGAAGAGACGGTGGTGATCCTGGATGGCGGCGCGGCGTTGGTGCCGGTCCCACCAGCGCCAACAGTGATTGAATATATTTACGATGGGGGTGGCGCATGACTACCCAAGTAGTTT